TTCATGTCCTGAGTGAACATGAGGTCACCTTGGAGAATCCTCTTACCAATTCCTACCTTTGGAAGCAGTTTCAGACACATAATCATTTTGTCTGCTAGATCAGAAGGAAACCCTGCCTTCTTGATCTCCGCTTCTGTGTGATACGCTTTCTGTTCCTTCGTCCCGAATACTGACTTGGTTGATACAAAGAACTTACCGTTATCAGGATTCTCACCACAGACGATTGCAGGCTTTCCGTCCCACTTAGTCGATACGCCCAAACTAGTATTGCCTGTCTTTAGGCTTTCGATGATGTCTTTGAGAAATGCTATTGCGTTATCAAGCCCCTTTTGACCATACAGAATCATTAGATCCTCCACATGATCAAGATGCTTGTTTTTCGCAGTCTCTTCCTTTAGGATCTCGTTATTGTATTGACCAAATGAAAGCATTTCCACTCCTTATGTGGTGAGTCGAGTATTTATCCTAAATCTTCGTGTGCGCCCGTGCGTGTGCGCCAGTGCGTGTGCGTGTGCGCCCCCGTGCGTGAGGGGTAATATGCCGTACAAGTGCTGCCCTTGTGTTGCTCGGGTATAAGCCGACCTGAGATGCTGACCTCCCACGGCACATGATATTCATTCTTTTGTTAGCGCATACTCACTCAATACTTTTCGAATAGGCTCCATGATCTTGTCTGCTTCTCTCCCGTACATTCCATTCCTACAACTAGGATTTATGCACTGGAACACAGGGATGTTCATAGTAACTTTCGCATACACTAAAGGTTCTGTTCGAATTTCTTCATTGCCTCCAAACTCAAACGATAAGTCTTGCCGTGACCGAATGGTAGCACAGCCACACTTGGGACATGAGGGACATTCCTCATTCACCAAACTTGACTCGGATTTTTTTGTGGGTGCAATGACCCCTTTCATCCAAGTCAAAATAGTTCGAACGCTGCCTATCATCATCGTGTCCTAGTCTGTAGTTCATCTCTACTCCCGTTCCCGCAAGTTGTTCGTTGTCGGTATTGAGGATTCCAAGTTTGTTGAGAATGTCTTTAGCGATGACTTGCGCCTCTTCAACTGTTAGAGTTTCAATCGGAATGTCGATGTGAATTCTGTATGGCATCACTCCCACTCCGAAAAAGATCTCTCGACAGAAATAGGTCTTGGCTTCTTTGTCTTGAACTTACTCATAGTGTCATCGTCATTATCTTCGTTGCTCTTCTTTCCCATCTGTTCAAATAGGGCTTGATCATCATTGTCCACATCGAACAGTTTCATCTTCGATCTATCGATGCCAAGGACAAATCTCTTGTGCATGGTTGGGTCATTGTATCGATTCTTAAGTTGCTTGACCATGATCTGCCCCGCCTCGTCAAGTTGTTCAGTAGCGATGATTGCAAACATCAAATCTGCTGTTGCGGGTAGACCAAATGATTCAGATGTGTCTGTCAACTCAACATCTGTGTTTGAGAACCCTGATCTGTTAGTCTGTGTAGCGGTAAAGATCGGAAAGTCAGACTGAACCGCAAGTCCTCGCAACTCCTCTGCGATTGCTTTGATGTAGGTGTATGAGTTGACATTTGCTCCCGCTTTGAATCTACTTGATGCACAGATGTTCAGATAGTCAATGAACACTACATCGGGGAGAAAGTTCTTCTTGAGTTTCAACTCGTCTAGAAGATGGCGGAAGTGATCTACATTTGCTGTGGCAGTTGGATACTCTTTGATGATCAACTTACCCGTCATGCCTGCTGTTACCTTTGACAACTTACGGTCGTAGATGTCCTTGGGAAGGGTCTTCAGTTCATCTACGGCAATGTCCATCAAGTTGGCATCGATGCGTTCTGCAATGCGCTCCTCGGCCATCTCACAGGTGATGTACAGGACATTCTTGTTCATCGTGAGGCAGTTGGCGGCATGGTGGCACATGAAGAGGCTCTTGCCTACGCCCGTACCCGCCAGAATGACATTGAGGGTCTTGTTTGGAACACCACCGTTGGTGATCTTGTTGAGGAACTCAAGATCAAACGGAGTCTTCTGCTCAACTCTGTGATAGAACTCAAACCGCTTGTCGGCATCTTCCACGAAGTCGTGACCGATACTGGCATCGAAAGACACACTCAAAGCCTTGGTAAGGATCTCGGGAATAGCGTTCCGTGATTTGCCCTTCGCCTTCTTCTCGTCCAATAACTGAATGGACTCCATCAAAGCATTATAGACTGCCTTGTCCTTACAGAACTTCTCGGTCTGATCGATAAGCCAATCCATCTCATTGGCTACATCTTTGGACATAGTCAAAGTGTCGATGAGTTTGGCACAGTTATCGTACTCTCCCTGAGACACACCATCCTGCTCGGAGAGAATGATATTCAGGGCTTCGGTGGTTGGAGAGGATGAGTACTTCTGAATGAATGATTCGATGTTCTCAAACAACCTACGCTCACATGGGTCGTGAAAGTAGTCGCCCTTGAGAAAGGGAAGAACACGGCGAACATACTCCTCGTTGTACAGCAGATTACGCAGTACAACGAGTTCGATCTTGTCGTTTGGCATTGGGTTTATTGTAATGTCCTGTCGATGAAAGTCAATCAGATTTTATGATGTCTTCTTCATTACGAAACAACCTTCAGTTTCGTCAATCTTACCTAGATTCGAAAGGGTTTCGGTTACTGCTCTACGAACATCGTCGCTCCAAGAATAGTCGTGACCAGAAATATACCCGCCCACTTTAACCTTCGGATACCAAGCGAGAATATCTTCCTTAACACACTCATATGTGTGGCATGCATCGATAAACACAGCATCTAAAGAGTTGTCTTCGTATGTGTTTGCGGCATCAACCGATTTCATTTTTACTGGATTAATGGCATGTGCCACAGGTGCAATATTCGATAGGAACAATTGATAGAGTCTACCTGTCTTGACATAAACATCTTGTAGATGATCAGGAGACTCAGGAGAGCCTTCCCAAGTATCAACTGCATCAATCTTGATATCCTTACCTGAGTTAATGACTTCAACTGCCAAGTAGGCAACACTCTTACCCTTCCACGCCCCCACCTCTACGATTTTGGATCCGCTAGGCATCTGCTGTACAAACCAAGAATAGAGTTTGGGATATGTGAACCAGTTTTCACCGAAGTTAGGCATGTTATAGATATGTTCCATTTTATTTTCCTTTAGTTTGGGTTACGATGATGAATCAAATAGGGATTAGGATTACTGAACTGTGTGATATCTTCTTTGACCAAGAAAGTGTCGTGCTTGATACAAAGAAGACTCATGATGGCTTGATCGTGTCTGTGATCTCTGAATTCAGGGTAGTTTGGAAGCCCCTGTGTGTTTGGAAGGTCTGTCAAAATTCTAGGATCAGAGCAATACCTCAACCACTCTTTGACAAACTCAACTGAGAATGGCGTTTTCTTACAGACAAAAACACTAGCCATTCTCTGATCTTCCTCCGTAGAGTCTGTGTATTTGGGTTGGTCGAGACCCATGAGAACAAAGGTATCTCGCTTGGTGAATTGTCTTGCCCTTCCAGCACATCCGAAGGTAACAATTCCTTTATCACCAATCTTATCTTCCATTGGTAAAATCCACTCCCAAGGATTTCTCACGAAGTACATCCCCGAGTCTGTATACATGAGCCAATCATCCTTACCCATCTTTTCCATAGTCTTGAGAATGAGGTATGGTTTCCAAACCCAATATCCTGCACCTCTGGACTGAGAGAATGTGTATGAATTTGCTTGTAAAAAGTTGGGATCTAGATCTTCGATTCTATAAGGGATCGAAGAGTCAAACCCATTCTCCAAGGCTGTCTTAGTGCAATGATCTTGAGATCTCAAGTATCTGCCGTGAGCGTAACTGATGTGAATCTTCTTCATGTTAGATTTGAACCCTGCTCATTTCACTTGGACTGATGTTTTGACTAGGCGGTCTAGTTTCAGAGACAGATGGTGAGTAACGATACTTACACAGTACCTTGTCTAGAACTAGTTGAGTTTTAGCCGCCTCAACAGCAGAAAGAGTGAATGCAGCATCTTCAGACCAGTTAGTGTCGCCAAAAGGAATAGTCTTGATGAAAGAGGTTTTCCAAGCGCACCATTGCCACGGAGGTCTCTTGCAAGGAATAGTATTTCCTCTAGAGTCCACTTCAAGTTGATCGAAAGGATGCTTTCTGTTGTGGTCAAGACTAGTCTTGACTATCCAAGTCTTCCCATTAATGTCTGCCTCTTGATTATAGCAGATCACATCCACATTCAGTTTCTCATCAATCACAGAGCGAAGCGTGGAAATGTAATCGTCGGTCACATCATCGTCATCATCGATGATGCATGCATACTTTCCTCTAGCCATGTTGAATAGCAAAGTCTTCTTTCTACCAATCGACATCATCTTGTTGTCCATCAAAGCAATGATTTCAACATCCCTATCATTGCCAACTTGACCCATCAATTTTGAGAACAGAGGCTCAAGGTATCTTCGGTTTCTATTTGGGATAGTGGGAATTCCAATTGTCAGTTTCACATCATGCATATTTGCCTCCGAATCTTGAGATGCAGTCGTAGATGTAGTCGGAGCATACAGCCCCGAAACCAAATTGTCCATATGATCTTACAGATTCTTGAGATAATAGAGGAATGACACAACTCTTAGTCATTCGATTATCCAAGTCATGAGACCATATGTAACCATTACTTACTAAAGTGTATTTGTCTGATTCATGGCAGAAGTAGATTGAGTTTGGCAGATTTGAGATGAGCCAAACCAACGCATCATATTCTTTGACATGAATCCACAGAGAACCTATTCTGTCCTGCAACCAATCCAAAGTTACAGGATAATCAGGAGTGTCGTGACCAAGATGTGGGACACCATCCTTCATCCTCAAATCTATTTCACAGTCGAACCCCTTTTCCAAACACGAATCAATATAATTGGGAGAGTTCTCAAGTTCAGGGTGGACACCGTTGAGATTTCCTCTGTGTGATATGAATATCACTTGGATGTCTCCTTGTGGTACTCTGTCCAATATTCAAAGCAAGCAGCAGCATGTAATGGGTGCTTGGCTTGACCGCCCTTGATAATCTTTACCCATGCTTCAAAGTTCTCGACCTCTTCGGGAGTTCCAAACACAGTTACATACGGAGTGTCGTAGTATCCCACCTTCAGCCCATCCTTCACAAGTAGGTTGTAGACTAAAGTGACATAGTACTCACCGTTGTAGTTGATGTCTTCTTCCATTGCCTGATCAAAGTACTTCTTGATGTATTTGCCCTTGCGGAAGTAGTAGACACCCGTAGATGCATGTTCATTGAGGGGATTATTTGTGTAGCAAGCCTTCTCCTTGATCTCCTCAAGGACATTGTCTTCACCCTTCACAAAGGCCATCTTCGTATGCGCCAGCGTGTGTGGGTGGAAGCCCGTGTGCGTGAGTACGCAACCATCGAACTTGCCTGACTTCATCTTCTTCTTGAAGTCCTTGCGATCCCACAGGTGCGGATTGTCGCAATAAGAAATGATGACCTCTTCATTGTCATCGATGAGATCATAGACAGTCTTTACTGTATAGACTGGACCCAACTTGTGCTGCGGCATAGAAACAATTTTGGCACTCGGCACAAGTTTCTTGAGTATCTTTCTCATGTTAGTTGTCTTCAGATGCACATCATTGCATATGAAAACAAACTCATCCTTTTCAACATCGAACATCTCTAAGATGTATTCAATGATCATTTTGCCATTGACTTTAATCAATGGTTTGGGATCAATGTAGCCTTTCTCTACGAAACGGTTTCCCGTTCCTGCCATCGGAATCACAATTTTCATACTAAAGTCTTCCTATACTTCTCAGATGTCATCTGATTTAGGTGATCAATTTGCTGCTCATCCAAAAACTTAGGAGTCAAACAAGCACTTGTCATCAGCCGTAGTATGTAGTTGTTCGTAGAGGACATCTCATCTTTAAACACGGCAGCATCAGGAAAAAGTGGAAGATTTGTTTCTGTCTCTTGCTCATCTATATCAACGAATGATTCCGCATGGTTACCCAACCATCTTTTGCACTTACTATTGATATCTTCAGTTATCGATAGTGATTCAGATGCAGTCTCCGCACCTACTATCAAGCCATGGTTCTCTAGGAAAATGATTCCACTATCTTCACCAACTGCATTCACTAGTTGTCTACCGGGAACTTTGTATTCGATGAATCTATATGTAAGGTCTTGGAACAGACCTTTGATAATTGCCTTGGATTCTCTGCTGCACAGAATTGCATTTAGATGAATTGGGTGAGTGTGAATCACTACTCTATCGGGCATAGATGCGTGGAATCCCATCTCCATCGATGGTCTTCCCATACCAGACTTCTTGGACATTGCAACATAGTCATCATAAGACTCTTCCGTTTCAAACACGGGGGCGCATCCATCTGTGTGATGACATACACAGAACCCATGATATAGATTGATGTCTGCCATCATCGCACCCGATGCTTTGATAATGAGTCCACTCTTTGACTTGATAGAGACATTTCCACCTCGACCTTGTGTAAGAGAGGGATCCAGAGATAGCGACTTACACATTCCCATAAACTCATTAAGGGAGTCATAGAAATCCTTTACCTTGACCATTAAGTCCCAACCTCTATCCGTGATGTTCACATACTCTAAAGACACATCACCAGCCCTGCCCTTTGTGAACTTAACAATGATGTCTGCATTGTTTCTCTGCGGGGTAATATACAGATCTTCGTCACGCATTCTTCTTCGCATGGTATCTAGAACCTGAGACTCTGTATAACCTCTCTTCTTGGTGTCTCTCTTGATCTTCCACTCAGTCTTGAGAGCGTCATCTGTGTCCACGAATATCTTGACATCGGCAAGATCTGATGTTGGTTTATGATATAGTGCATGTAGACCCTCATACAGAATGTATTGTCTAGATTCGATTCT